ATTTTTCCGGACTTGGCTTGAGTCTACTGGACAAGCCCCTGTTGCTCAATCCTCTCCTAACCCTGCTATCGAGCTTGAAAAGCAGGTTGCTCCGGGTCGCTCACGCGGCACTGGTTCATCCTCTGCCAAGCAGCCCAAGACCTACTCACCTGATGACATCAAGAAGTTCTTCGACGACGTCCGGTCCGGTAAGTACAAGGGTCGAGAACAGGAGCGGAGCCGTATCGAACGCGACATCTTTACCGCGCAGCGGGAAGGTCGTATTGTTATCAATGCTTGATTAGAAAGAGTTCACTATGTCGTATCCTGTTTCTCCCGGTCGTCCGAATTACTCGGGCAACTTCATCCCCGAAATCTGGTCGGGTAAGCTGATCGAAAATTTCTACGACGCCACCGTGCTCGCAGCAATTTCGAACACCGACTATGAAGGTGAAATCCGCCAGTATGGCGACACCGTCAACATCCGCACCACGCCGGAAATCACGATCCGTGACTACGTCAAGGGCCAGAGCCTGACCGTCGAAAACCCGGACAAGCCGAAGCTCCAGCTTGTCATCGACAAGGGCGAATACTTTGCTTGCGTCGAAGACGACGTAGATAAGGTACAGTCGGACATCAACCTGATGGACACTTGGTCGAAGGACGCTTCCGAGCGTATGAAGATCAAGATCGACCAGCGCGTCCTGACCGACCTGCTGCCCGACATCGCTGCCACCAACAAGGGCGCAACTGCCGGTGAGCAGTCGGCTTCGTTCAACCTCGGTACGACCGGCTCTCCGCTGACCGTGACCAAGGACGGCGCTGGCGGCACCACCTCGGTGATCGACCTGATCGTCGACATGGGCACCGTCCTCGACGAAGCAAATGCTCCGGAAGCCGACCGCTTCCTCGTCATTCCTGCCAAGATGGCTGGTCTGATCAAGAAGTCGGAACTGAAGGACGCATCGCTGACCGGCGACAGCCAGTCGATTGTCCGCAATGGCCGTCTCGGCATGGTTGACCGGTTCACCCTCTATGTGAGCCACAACCTGTACGTGTCTTCGGGCAAGTACAACATCATCGCTGGGCACAAGATGGGCTTCACCTTTGCCTCGCAGATGACCAACATGGAAACCATCCGCTCTGAAACGACCTTCGGTAACATCATCCGTGGTCTTCAGGTGTATGGCTACAAGGTCGTCAAGGGCGAAGCGCTCTCGACTTCTGTGGTTCAGTTCTGATTTTGATGGGGGGCCTCGGCCCCCTGTCTTGCTCGAAAGGATTAAAAGATGGCTGCTTATACTGACTCTCTCGGCTTCAATAAGGGTACCGCTGCGTATCCGGACACTGCATGTGTCTACAAGTTTGAAGTCGAACTCGACTTTGCTGCGATTGTCGCAGCGCGTGCTGCTGCTGGTGCCACGGCTCTGGCTGCTACTGATACCCTTCAAGTTATCAGTCTCCCGGCTTACTCGGTGGTTCTCGCTGCTGGTCTGAACGTCGTCTCGGCGGAAACGACCAACACGACCGCGACGTTTGACTTCGGTTTCACGGGCGGTTCGCCTGCTGCTGCCAACGTCTACGCTGATGACGCCGCGTCGAACGTCGTAGCGATGGACTCGGACAACCTTGCTAACCCCACGGTTATCAAGACGGCTGATACCATTGACCTTCTCCTCAACACGGCGGTTCCGGCCAACGCTGTTGTGAAGGCATGGGCTATCGTCGCTAACTGCGCTTAATGGTTTGAGGCTGCTGGCTGGATTGGGGGTTCCCGGTCGGAAGGCAGCCTCATACTCAAGGAGGTTATCATGGGTGTTTATCGCGGTATTACTCAGGACAATGTGACTATTCAGGGCGGTACTGCGTACAGCCTTAATCTCGTCACTCCGTCCATCGGCGGCACGGCTGTTCTGGCCACTGCTGCTGAAATCAACGCTGTCGCTGACGCGTCAACGCGTCTTGTGTCGGCTTCGGCTGCTACCTTGGCAGTCACGCTTGCGGATCATGACCAGAAGGTCATCGTTCTCAACCGTGCTGCTGGCGTCACGGCTACTCTCCCGGCTGCAACCGGCTCGGGCGCAGTCTTCCGGTTTGCTACTGGCACGACTGTCACGTCGAACAACAACATCATCAAGGTGGCTGATAGCACCGACGTGATGTCGGGTTCGATCTACGTGACCGATCAGGCTGCTGGCACCGGCACGGAGTTCAGCACGCTCGCGGCTAGCGACACGATCACAATGAATGGCACTACCTCTGGCGGTATCGTTGGTGGTATCCTGACGTTGATCGACGTCGCAACCAACCTGTATGTGGTGCATGGCAACATCATCGGTACGGGTGTTGAAGTCACTCCGTTCAGCGCAACGGTGTAAACGATGGGGGCCTCGCGCCCCCATCAACATAGGATAGAGATATGGCTGGCAAACGCATTCCCGACCTTGATCCGCTCTCTGGCGCGGCTTCTGCGAATGACGACAAACTCGTCATCTATGATGCCTCGACGGCATCAACGAAGCGCATTGATCGGTCTCAGCTTGCCGCTGGCCTCGTTGGCGATCTACCATATACTCCGTCTGGTAGCATCTCTGCTACGACCATCCCGACTGCCATTGCAGAACTGGATACGGAAAAAACTACGCTTACTGCGGTCCTTGCGCGCCTCGACGATAACGACGGATCGTCGCTCGTTGGCCATATCGCAACAGGCACTGGCGCAACTGCTCGTACAGTTCAGGCGAAACTGCGCGATATCGTCTCAGCCGAGGACTTTGGCGCTGTCGGTAATGGCGTGGCGGACGATACGGATGAACTTAAAGCGGTATTTGACTACGCTATTCCATTAGGTATCCCTGTAGAACTTGAAGGTACGTACCTTGTGAGTGGGCCGATCCAGCCTTACGCAACCCGTACCTCTGGGTCTGTGCATATCGTCTGCAAAGGCCATGTCATCATTAATGTAAGTGGTAGCGCCACTGCATTTCGTGATCTTTTTTACCATGAGACATCCGCCGCGAATAACTGCTCCATCATTGGAGGATCGCTGTCTATTGATTGCAACAACAAAGCCGCAAGCGGCATTACGTTCCGCCATAACGCAGCAAGCCAAGCGGGTACGGTCAACATTTCTTGCCCAGTCGAGGTGTTGAACTGCTACAACAATGACGCTGCGGCGACTTACGAAAACCAAGCCATCTTGGTGTACGGCGACTATGAAACTGTCGTGATGGAGCAGCCTCGCGTGGTCGGCGTGTCTCGTGCATCTGTCGGAGGTGCTTGCAAAGGTATCGGTGTCGCTGCTTTTAGTGGTAACGTCACACTCAACCAACCATATGTGAAAGATGTTCTAACCGGCGCAGGGACTGTGGACGCAGACGGCATTGCGGTATTTGGTAAAGCCCTTGGTACTACATATAACGCACGCGGTGGTATAGCGAACATCAATGAGCCTGTGTTTGTCGATTGCCAAGGACGCAGCTTCAAAAGCCAATGCTCGGATACGACTGTTTTCCGACCCCGCGTATTCCGCAAAGATGTAGTGTCTATCACTAATAGTTTGGATTTTGATTTTCAAACCGGCGGTCAATCCTTGTTGATTGAGCCATATTACGAGTACCGTTTGAACGGCGCAACCAGCCCCTTGGGCGCATCGTTTACCTGTGTGGCTTTTCAGCAATTGCTCGATGATAGACAAAATGCAGGGAAATCAATTGGTGGTGTGCTAAGGACAGAAGTTCTGGTTCCTCGGTATTCATTAGCCCTTTTCCAACCTACCGCTTTGGCGTCGTATGCCGAAGTGGAGGGGCTTGTTATTCAACCCATCGGGTCTTTAACCACTACCGCTATTGACCGTGCCATTATTGAATTTGAAGCCGATGATGTCGGCGCAAAAAGCACCAAGACCGCGCTAGTCGTTCGCAACTGCCGTGGGCCAATTGGCACGTACGGTATAGGCTACGTAAGCTACGATGGTAGTACGCTAACCTCAAAGCTATCCTTCGAGGTTGCGAACAACTACAATACGGCAACTGGCACTTTCTACAGAGGCTTTGGAAATTTGAGCGGGTCCGTAATTACGGCAGTTGAAAAGTTTGTCTTACGTAACAATTATGGCTTTAAGGCATTGATGCAGGCAGGATGGACGTTTAATTTTAATAATCTTGCCCCCGGTAATTACTTCACTGTTGATATTGCTGCGGTAAGCGCGACAAACGCTCCTGCATGGGGTGCGTCCGGTTACGCATTCATCGAAAGCCTAGACCAATGGGACAGCAACGAATTTCAGCATATCCGCGTGACAGTCAACAACGCCGCTGCGGCTAACACCGTGTTCTTCACGCAGGGCGGCTCAACGCCGACTTGGGGTACAATCAAATAGACCAGATTGCCAACCCGCAACACTTAGGATTTAGAGTATGTCTTTAACCAAAGCTACCTACTTCATGATCGGAAATACTCCGGGCAGTAATCTAAGGACCTGACGAATGCCAACTAACCTAACCGGATCAGCGATCAACGCCACGTATGATCAGTTGCTGCATATCGACGGCGGTCCGATTGCGACCGAACAGACGGTCTATAGCGGTACGGGCGTGGCGACAGCCATGAAGCTCGGCACCGTGTCTGCCTCGGTGGACAACATCCAGTTCAACGGTAACACCATCACGACGCTGGACAACGGTAACCTGCTCCTGACTCCCGGCGGAACGGCAACGGTCAACATCTCACGCGCTGCTATCACTGGCGGTACGATCTCAGGGATCACTGACCTTGCTATCGCTGACGGTGGTACGGGTGCTTCGGACGCCACAACTGCTCGGTCGAACCTTGGTCTTGGTACCATCGCCACGCAGAACTCGAACAACGTCTCGATCACAGGCGGCGCGATCTCGGGTGTGACCTTCACCGGTTCGTTCACTGGGCTTACTTTGATCGAGTCGACCACACTCGCGACCGGGAATGCTGCGGCTGGGTGCAATCTAAACGGCAACACACTTGCTGCTGACGGCACTGACACGAACATCGATGTCAACATTACGCCGAAGGGTACGGGCGAGGTGAACATCACCAACGTCGATATCCTGAGTGGTAAGGTTCCGTTCAGCACAGTTACGAACCGCGCTTATGCTGCGTTCTCTGACATCACCGACCAGACCGGTAGTACGTCTGCTGCAACTGCCGTGAAGTTCGGTACGGTCGAAGTCACTGGCGCGGGTATCACGATGGTGACGGATGGCACCAATCTTACACGTTTGACGTTTGCTGCGGCAGGCACATATGCTCTGACGCCAAACTTGCAGCTGACTAACACGGATACCAACGACCACGACGTAACTATCTGGTTTGCACTGAACGGCACGAACATTGCTCGATCGGCAACGAAGATCACCGTACCGAAGTCCACAGATGGCGGTAGCGCGTTCTTCCAGATATCGTTTTACGTCACTGTGACCGCAGGGCAATATGTCCAAGTGATGTGGCTCCCAGAGAACACCGCAGTTACACTCGATCACACCGCAGCGGTAACTGGACCTCCGGCGATACCTGCTATTCCATCGGCAATTATGTCAGCTGAAAGGATCGCGTAATGCCTAAGACACCAGCGTGGACCCGTAAGGAAGGGAAGGACCCCAAAGGCGGTTTGAACGCCAAGGGTCGTGCATCCTACAATAAGGCCAATCCCGGCAAGCCGGGCCTCAAGCCGCCGCAGCCTGAAGGTGGACCGCGTAAGAAGAGTTTCTGCGCCAGAATGGAAGGTATGAAGAAGAAACTCACGAGCGCGAAGACGGCGAACGATCCGAACTCTCGCATCAATAAATCCTTGAGAGCGTGGAACTGCTGATGGCCAGTCCGAAGCCCACCAACCCGTCGCTGTGGTCCTCGGTAAAAGCTCAGGCCAAAGCGAAGTTCGACGTGTATCCCAGCGCCTATGCAAACGCGTGGGCAGCTAAGGAGTACAAGAAGCGCGGCGGCGGTTGGAAGGGTCCAGACAACCGGGTGAAGAAGTCATGAGCAAGGGCGGTCTTGGTAAATGGTTCGGCGAGAAGTGGGTCGATGTAAAGACCGGCAAGCCCTGTGGGCGGTCCGGATCGGAGAAGTCTTCAAGAGGCTACCCCGCATGTCGACCGGCAGCTGCCGCTAAGAAGTTGACCGCCAGTGAGCGCAAGACCATGAGTACCAAGAAGACGGGACCTGCACGGCAGTCATGGCCTGTGTCCCCGTCTGGCAAACGCAAGGGGAAGTAGTATGGTTGAGAAGTCTAACCTTGTCCAAGTATCCCCTCAAGAGTGGATACGCCGAAACCCCGGTGAGAGTGACGCAGCGGTGAGGAAACGGTGGGCGCAACAGGAGGCAGCATCCGCTGCGCAGCGTAATAGAGGTGAGCGCAACCTGCGGCGACAAGAAAACTTGGATAGTATGGTGGTGCGGAGTAATAAGACCATCCGTAGTTCCGGTACCGGCTATGGAAATACGAGGAACTGATATGGCCAAGAAACCCGACAAAGTAGCCAAGGTGATGGGTGAGTTCAAACGTGGCACGCTCCATGCTGGCCGGGACCCCAAGGGTCCGAAGAAAGCTTCACTTGTCAAATCCCGCAAACAAGCCATAGCTATCGCGTTGAGCGAAGCTGGCAAAGCAAAGAAGAAGTAGAAAGGATACTGAGATGCCTGCTGATAAATACACCAGAAGCCTATACAAACCCGGCACAGTCAAGGCCGAGAAGGCAGCTAAGGCCAATAGTGATCCAGCCCGTGCACGCCGTGCAATGGAGATACTGGCGCGAGAAGGCACCACTAACATCCGTGGCGGTCGCCCGAAAAAGTAAACCCTTCACGATAAGGAAAAGCAATGACCGAGAAACAATATATCCGCGTCAAGGCTGACGGGTTCATCTACGAATATAACGAGCGCATGGCGGTTCACCCTGCCTGCGAAGTGGTCACCGAGCAGGAAGCATATCCTGAGCGGTTCATCACCCCCGTGGTAGCTGAG